AAGGTGAGCGTGATATGTGTGCTAGTCAAATTACAAACATTAACAAGTGGATTGAGAATAGTAAGGCAGGCAAATAATGGAAGTAGGTAACATTGTAAAACTCCGTAATGGAACATTGTGCGAAGTAATCTACGAAACAAACTTCGGTAAATGGTTACTGGTTGAATTAACAGATACAGAAGAACCGCCATTCACCCACTGGCATAATCCAAATGGTACATTCTATTCTGATGATGAAAGTCAGTTAGATGTCATTGAGGTAATTGAATGATTGGCTGTGATGACAATTGCGGTTGAATAGATTGTGGTTGTAAGGTTTACATCATAACAAACAAAAGGTGAGTTAAATGGCTCGCCTTTTTTTATTGGTGCTTATATGGGAAGAGAGAGCTGGCATTATCTGTATAACAGAAAGGCTTGGAAAGAATTAAGGCTTGACCACCTGGTAAAAGAACCATTGTGTGTATTTTGTCAGAGAGAGGGAAAGCTAACGCCTGCCACAGTAGTGGACCATATAAAACCACACAAAGGGAATTTAGATTTATTCTTCGATGACAGCAATCTACAGTCATTGTGTAAGTTACATCACGATAGCGCCAAGCAGAAAGCTGAAATTAGGAAAATAAATCAAATTGGATGCGATATAAACGGACTTCCGATTGATAGGGAGCATCTATTCTACAAGGGAGGGGTGGGTTGAAAGTTCAGGCGAAAAGCCTCAAAAACCGCCACTCGAACTCTATTTTATCGCTAATACAGTTTTTCTAGTAAATTTACTATAGATTAAGAGGTAAAACCTATGAGTAGTCGTAAAATCAGAAGTGATAGCACTACAGCAAAGGTATTAGCCACAAAAGCAGCACAACAAACAATATCGCCGCCTGAAAAACTAACTAAGGCACAAATGAGATATTGGGGAAGTATCATCACAAGCCGAGCGGCAGATAGTTGGACACCGATTGATAAAGAACGAGCTGTTAAGTTGGCTAAATTGTACGTAGAGCTTGATGATTACGAACACGAATTAGCTACAACAGCTAGACGATGGATTAAAACCGATAACGGAGTGATGAAACAACATCCATTACATTACGTTATTGAGGATTTGTATAAACGTGAAATCCAAATGTGCCGCAGTTTACAAATTCATAGTCGAGCAACGAATGGCGAAAGTCGAGACCAAGTGAAAACTAATCAACTTTACCAAGATGCTCGAAACTCTATCAATGATGACGACGACTTAATTGCAAGGGTAATTAACTGATGACTAGGGCTGACAAAGTAATTGCATTTATTGAGCGCTACTGCTTTGTGCCAGAGGGTGCGTTAGTTGGTCAGCCGATTAAATTAGAAGAATTCCAGCTGGATTATATCCGTGATGTTTACGATAACCCTCACGGAACAAGTCACGGCATTTTATCTATCGGTCGTAAGAACGGTAAAACAGCGTTAATCGCTTGTTTGTTATTGGCTCATTTAGTTGGGCCAGTGGCAATTCAGAATAGCCAAATTGTAAGCGGTGCGTTAAGCCGAGAGCAGGCCTCTTTGGTGTTTAATTTGGCTGTAAAGATGATCCAACTCAATCCTAAACTAAGCAATATCATCTCGATTAAGCCTAGTGGTAAGCGTTTAATTGGGTTACCAATGAATGTTGAGTATCGAGCTTTAGCGGCTGATGGTCGAACTGCACAAGGTTTATCCCCTGTGCTGGCTATCCTTGATGAAATAGGGCAAATTCAAGGTCCTCAATCCGCTTTCGTAGATGCGATAACAACCGCACAAGGGGCACACAAAAACCCATTATTACTATCAATTAGTACGCAAGCGGCAAATGATGGTGACTTGTTGTCAATCTGGATTGATGATGCCAAGACAAGTAATGACCCTCATACAGTTTGCCACGTTTACAGTGCGGATAAGGATTTAAAAATCACTGACCCGAAAGCGTGGAAACAAGCTAACCCAGCGTTAGGTGTGTTTCGTAGTGAGGACGATATACGCAAGCTCGCTGATAAGGCTAATCGCATGCCGAGCTTTGAGAATACATTCCGAAATCTAAACCTAAATCAACGAGTGAGTACAGTATCGACATTTGTCAGCATTGATGCTTGGAAAGAAAGTGGAAATGAACAATCAAGCCCTAGCGGATTAACTGCTTATGGCGGCTTAGACTTGTCCGCTCGCACTGACTTGACCTCTTTGGTTTTGACCACTAAAGACCATGACGGTAAAGTCAATGTTTATCCCTACTTCTGGACACCTGAAATAGGGCTAGAAGATAGGTCGAAACGAGACCGTTCACCATACGATGTATGGGCTAAGCAAGGATTTATTCGTACAACACCTGGTGCAACCGTTGATTACGCTTATGTTGTAAGGGATATAGCTGAAATCCTTGCTGATTTTGATATTGCCGCAATCGCCTTTGACCGTTGGCGAATAGATATATTCAAAAAAGAAATGGAGGCTCAAGGAATTAATCTTCCTTTAGTGCCTTTTGGGCAGGGTTTTAAAGATATGTCGCCAGCAATCGACACTCTAGAGAGTGATTTACTGAATGGAAACTTAAAGCACGGAATGAACCCTGTTTTGACGATGTGTGCGGCAAATGCGGTCATCACAAAAGACCCAGCAGGCAATCGAAAATTTGAAAAACACAAAGCAACAGGTCGTATTGATGGAATGGTTGCTTTGGCAATGGCTAGGGGCATTTATGAAATGAGTGAAGAACCTCAAGATGTAGATAACTTTTACAGGGATATTATTATCGGATGAACGGAGAAAATGACAAAGGCTGGTGGGGGCGATTTTACGACCGCTTATTTAGTGGCGGTAAACGCTTAGATAAAGGCTCTACGGTTGAGCCGTTTGTAAGTCAAGCAACTGGCACTGGCGAACAGGTAGATGCTGAAAAGGCTCTTAAATTAAGTGCAGTGTGGGCTTGCGTGCGTTTGAGAAGTCAGACTGCTGCATCATTGCCATTTCACTTAAAAGATTTTGAGCGGAAAGTGGCTGCTAAACACCCTCTATACAGAATTATCCACGATGCACCAAATGCTGATATGTGTGCGAGTGAATTCTGGGAGGCTCAAATCGCTAACCTTGATTTATGGGGTAATGCGTACAGCCGAATCAATCGTGCTATTGATGGCCGTGTAATCTCGCTTGATATTCTCGATCCACAGTATATGCGAGTGCGAAGAGATGATAATGGTGAAATTGTCTACATCTACACTAAAAACAGCGTGGATAATGGCGAATATGCTGAAAATGAAATTCTTCACTTCAAAGGCTTTACGCTTGACGGATTAGTTGGACTATCCCCGATTAGTTACCAAGCGAGTGTGATGGGGTTGCAGATTGCAGCTAACAATGCGGCAGGGAAAGCATTTAAAAACAACTTAAAAGCTGGTGGATTTTTGAAAACTGGCGATAGAGTGTTAAATGCCGAACAACGTGAATTGGTTCGCAAGGCTTTGAGCGAGTATGGGCAACCTGAAAACGCAGGTAAATGGATGGTTCTCGAGGCTGGAATGGAGCCAGCTAATATGTCAGGAGCTTGGATTAATCCGCAGGATGCTCAATTACTTGAAAGCCGATACTTCGGGATCGAAGAAATCTGCCGAGCTTTTGGCGTTCCACCTCAATTAATTCACAGTACGGACAAATCTTCATCCTGGGCTTCAAGTGCCGAGCAGATTAACCAAAACTTCCTCACTTATTCACTCGGACCAACGCTAAAACGTATTGAGCAAACTATTAACCGCAAACTATTAACTGCGGAAGAAAGAGAAAAATACTACTCAATATTTAGCGTTGAGGGCTTATTAAGAGCGGACAGTGCAGGGCGAGCGAGTTTTTACACTGCTTTACTTCAAAATGGCGTAATGACGAGAAACGAAGTGCGAGCATTGGAAAATTTACCTGCTATTGATGGTGCAGACCAATTAACAGTGCAATTAAATCTAACCTCTATCGACAAGGTGGGAGCGGATGACAAAGACAAAGACTAAAGACTTATTATTTAAAGCAGAGGCCGTCCGAGAGGATGGTTTTTTTTCTGGCTATTGCAACGTGTTTGATGTTGTAGATAGCTACGATGAAGTGGTGCGTAAAGGTGCTTTTATTGATTCGATTAAAGGCTGGAACGCACAAAGTAAAATGCCTCCAGTGTTATGGAATCACGACCGCAATCAGCCGATTGGCGTATGGACTTTGCTCAAGGAAGATGAACACGGTTTATATGGTGAAGGTCGATTATTAATTGATGATGTGGCACGAGCTAAAGAAATTCACGCTTTAATGATGGCTGGTGCGATTGATGGACTATCAATCGGGTACAAGCTTAATAAATGGATGTATAACGAAAAAGACGATGTTCTGGAGCTTTTAGAGATTGATTTGAAAGAAATATCAATCGTTACATTTCCAGCAAACGAAGAAAGTCGTGTTGAAGTGGTTAAATCTGCTTTAGCTAAAGGCAGTTTGCCAACATTACCAGAATTTGAGAAAGCCTTGAGAGATTTAGGGTTTTCCAAACAACAAGCCACAACCATTGCCAGTTATGGCTTGAGAAAACTTATTCAGGGTGAGCCTGAAAGCCAAATTGGCAATGCGTTAAACATTTTGAAATCTATCAATGGAGACTAATATATGTCACAAGAAAATATTGAATTACTCGCCACCGAGTTTAAGAAAGCAACTGAACAGGTAAAAGGTCTTGGCGAAGAATTACAAGGCAAAATGGCGAACAATGAAAAAGGCTTAGACGATTTAAAAAGTCGTGTAGATGAAGCCTTAACCGCCATGAACAGTGCGAAAAGCCGTATTGACGAGTTAGAGCAAAAAGCAACTCGCCGTGGCTATGGTGTAGAGCAAGAAAAATCAATCGCTCAACGCTTGTTAGATACAGATGGCTACAAATCATTCGCAGCAGACCCACGCTCTGGCAAATCAGCTAAATTAAGCTTAAAAGCAACCATTACAAGCTTGACTACCGATGCAGCAGGTTCAGCAGGTGCGGCAGTTGCTCCAATGCGTTTAACTGGCATTGTAACACCTCCGCAACGCCCATTGACTGTGCGTGATTTGTTAATGCAAGGCACTACCGACAGCAACGCAATTACTTACGTCCGTGAAAAACTATTCACCAACAACGCAGCAGCTCAAGCAACTGAAGGTGCGAAAAAAGCTCAATCAGATTTACAACTTGAAGAAGTAACTGTTGGCGTTAAAACATTGGCCCACTACGTTAAAGCATCTCGCCAAATCTTAGACGATGCAGCGATGTTAGAAAGCTACATTAACGGTCGTTTAGCTTACGGCTTAAAATTAGTCGAAGATAAACAATTATTAAACGGTGATGGTTCTGCTGGCGGTTTACAAGGTTTAAGTCAAGTAGCTCAAGCGTTTGCTGATAAAGCTACAATGAAAAACTATACCATTATCGACCAATTACGTTTAGCTCAATTACAAGTGGCGTTATCTGACTACCCAGCAAACGGCTTCGTGTTAAATCCTATCGACTGGGCTAAAATTGAGTTAGAAAAAGACGGTCAAGGTCGCCACATCATCGGTAATCCGCAAAGTTTAGCACAGCCGACATTATGGGGTATTCCAGTAGTTCAAACTCAAGCAATCACTGCTGGCGACTTTTTAACTGGTGCGTTCAATATGGGCGCTCAAATCTTCGACCGTCAACAATTAGGCGTAGCGGTATCAACCGAGAACGAAGATGACTTCGTTAAAAACTTAGTCACAATCCTTTGTGAAGAGCGTTTGGCGTTAGCTATCTACCGTCCAGAAGCCTTTGTTAAAGGTAAATTACTCGCTAAATAATCAATCCTAGCCCCTTAATCGGGGCTTTTCTTTTGGGACTTATATGTTAATCACTTTAGACTTAATCAAACAGCATTGCCGTATTGATAGCGATAATGAGGACGCATTGCTTGAATTGTACGAGAGTGCAGCTCAACAGCACATCGAAAAGCAATTAGATCGCAAGTTATTTGCTGACGAAGTGCCGGAAGATGTTGCAAATGGCTTAGTCGTCAATTCCGCAATCAAACAAGCAATGTTAATGACGATTGCTCACTGGTATGAGCACCGTGAGAGTGTTGTGGTTGGCGTGGTTTCAAAAGAGATTGAAGAGGGTACTTGGCGACTAATTCAGCCATATCGAATTATGGGGGTGTAGATGGAAATCGGAAGATTGCGACATCGAATTACATTAATGCGACAAGTCAATGAGATTAATGACTATGGAGCAACCCAGACGACGTGGAAATCAGTTGCGACTGTTTGGGCCGAAGTTAAGCCTTTATCTGGGCGAGAATACTTTTCAGCTCAGCAAGTGCAGTCAGAAATAACTACACAGATATGGCTACGTCATCTAGACGGCATTGAGCCGTCAATGAGGGTTAAGTTTGGTAAACGTTTTTTAGAAATCGTTGCCGTGCTTAACACCCAAGAACGCAACGTTTCTCTACAATTAATGTGTAAAGAGGCAGTTAATGGGTAATGTCAAGGTTGAGGGATTATCTCAAATACACAAAGCTTTGAGTGAGCTTGGTCGTAAGACTGCTAACAAAATCGGAGTTAAGGCTATGCGACTTGGCGGGAAGATTATGAGAGAGCAGGCAAGGCAAAACGCTCCAAGCCTTTCTCGTAGTCTGCCGCATAGGCGAGCTGGCACGCTAAAAAAAGCGATTAAGAGTAGCACTAAAGTCTTACGCAATGGAAATATTGGCACAGTGATCCGAGTTAAAGGTCTTACGGCCAAGCAACGAGGGGCTTTTAAGGCGAAAAATGCGAGTAGCGGGGCTTACAATCCGAAAGATCCGTTTTACTGGCGCTTTGTTGAGTTTGGCACCTCAAAAATGCCAGCTAAGCCATTTATGAGGCCAGCATTTGAGCAAGCAAAAGAGAAAACCGCAGCAGAAATCATTATAGCGCTCAAGCGTGGAATTGAAGAAGAGGCAGGAAAATGATTCAGCAAGATTTATTCAAGGCATTAGCTCCACTTGTTGAAAATAGGTGTTTTTACGGGTTTATTCCAGACACCAACAAGAAATTCCCTGCCATCGTCTATCAATTCATTAATATTTCGCCAAATTCAGCTTTAGAAGATGGCGATTTAGATGATTTTATGGTGCAAATCGACATATACAGCCCAAATCCAGATGATGTGATGGCGCTAAGAAAGCCGATATTTAGTGCGTTAGAGCAAAAATTTGACTATGCGGAGCGTAGCAATGACTTATCAGACTATGAGCCTGATACAAAACTACACCGCAGAACAATCAATTACCAAATTGCTTATGGAGAATAACAATGGCAACACAAACAACCCCTTTCCAAGGGACTAA